CTGTCGATGTAGCCTTGCGGCAGGTTGCCAGCATTCTCTTCTGTCGATGCCTTGACGACGTGCACGCCCTCATCGAGCCGGTCGCCTGGATCGCCGAAGGCATCATGCACCCAGTTGTAGCCGCTCGGCGTGCCTGTCAGAAGGATCTGGTGCAACCAGCGCGTCTTGCTTCGGATACGCCCGGTGATCGTCGGCCATATCTCTGGCTTCATCTCGGCAGGCTCATCGAGCCAGGCCCAGGCAACTTGGATGCCTCGAAGCCTGCCGGGTCGCTCTGCTGAGCGCAGCAGGGTCTTAGAGCCGGTCGGCCACTTGTAGCTGCGCTCTGTGCCGTGCCAGGTCTTGACCACCTCTTGAGGCCATAGCGCCTCGATCTGTGGCCTGATCACGTCGTCAAGCATCGAGTAGGTCGGCGAGATAATGACACCATGAGCGCCGGGCGTATGCAGCAGCGCGTTGGCCGCTGCCCACTGGCAGCCCGTCCAAGTCTTCCCGCTCCCAAGCCCCCCTCTATAAAAAATGAAGCGATGCGGCGATATGAGCACCTGCCGCTGCTTGTCGTGCGGCTCGCCGAACTGCCAGCGCTCAGCCATCGTTGTGGACCTTGGCCGCGTCGATGCGACGATCAAGCCAGCCGCAGCCCTCGACGATCAGGTTGCCGTTGGCTTGGATGTCAAGCCGCTGCCTGCCCCATTGCTCGGGGTTGCGTCGTTCAAGCTTCCACGCTGCCGCCTGCCATGCGCCGTCCTGCGCTGCTCTGGTTATCATAGCCAGATCGCCGAGGCTGCTTTCGGCCTCCGCCTTTTCAATAGACTGCAAGGCGTTTAAATAAGCGCTTTCGCGCTTCCGCGGTTTCTTGCCGCTGTCAATGTGCCGGCGCTCTTTTCCGCCTCGCTCAATCCAATAATAGAAGGTGGTCTCTGCGACACCTGCGGCCTTGATAGCGTCTTTTCGATAGGCACCTATGCGCAGGTGCTTGCAGATGGCGGCGATCAGTTCAGGCGTGCAAGCGGTCTTTGTCATCCGATGCGCTCCGCCTTGCGCCCTGTGGCCTGCTCCCAGCGTTTGACGGCTACGTCGCAGTAGGCTGGGCTAATCTCCATCGCATAAGCCTGCGAGCCTTCTTGCTCTGCTGCTAAGATCGTCGTCCCTGAACCGCTGAATGGCTCGAAGATCACGCCGGGCCATGATCGGATAGCCTCTGCTGCTAGACCCACCGAAAACATAGCCGGGTGCTGCACGGGATCGGAACTGTTAGCCTTGTAGCGGGTGACGCGCAGCACGCTGTCGGAGACCCTGTGCTCGCCCGTGACTCCAGCGCCAAAACTGCCCGGCATAGTCCCGTCCTTTCGGCGGGTGCCTGTGCCGTGCCACGCCTCTCCGGCGTGCTTGCACTCGACCCACTTAACCGACGGCCTCGGCTTCTTGCAGAAGTGAAAAACAAACTCATGCGAAGAGGCAAGCCGCCCATGATTAGCGCCGGGCATCCCTGGCCCCTGATCCCAAACATAAAACCCGAACCGCTTCCAGCCTTGGCCGCGCATCCAAGCTATCCAGCCATCCCAATAGGGCAACCATTCGCCGCCCTTGTGAATCAGCCCAAGGTTGACCAGCACCTGACCATCGTCGGCCATCGCATCGGCGAGCGCACCGAATACGCCCTGCATGAGGCCGTCCCAGTCGCTAACGTCGCTCGCGTCGTCGTAGTCTCGCTGCTGGCCGTAAGGCGGCGACGTAAAGCATAGGTCAGCCTTAGCGCCGCCCATAAGCCGCGCCACGTCTTCGGCCTTGGTGCTGTCGCCGCATAGGAGCCGATGCTCGCCAAGCTGCCACAGGTCGCCGGGTTGCGTGATCGGCTCGGCCGGTGGCTCTGGGATGGCGTCAAGGTCGCCGCTCAGCTCTGGCTCTGGAATCGCTGCGTCGATGATGGCTTGCAGTTCGTCAGCGTCAAAGCCTAGGTCTTCGAGGTCTTGGCCATCTCGCTCTAGGTCAGCGAGCAACTTGCCGAGCAGGTCTTCATCCCAATCGCCGCTTATCTTGTTTAGCGCTATGTTGAGCGCCTTCTCGCTCGATTCGTCAACGTCTATCCAGTGAACCGGCACCTTGGGCAAGGCTAAGGCTAGGGCACCGTCTAGGCGCTGATGGCCTCCGACAATATGCCCTGTGCGCTTGTTGGCGACGATAGGCTCGACGAAGCCCCAACGGTCAAGGCTGCGCTTGAGCGCTTCCGCCTGGTGATCGCTGATCTGTCTTGGGTTGTAGTCTGCCGGCGTTAGCTTGGCCGGGTCGATCTGCTGAATCTTCATCTAAGCGCCGCCCGCATGGTGTCCTCGCGCTGCTCGTGCCGCTCTTGCAAGTTGTCAATCTGCTTTTGAAAGCGCAGCGTCAGCGCCTGCAAAGCCTGCTGTAGTTTGTTCTGTTGCCAGGCCAGATAGCCAGCAAAGAGGCCAAGCGCGCCATAGTCCATAAGCGTTTGCAAGACTGCCTCTTCCAAAGCGTCAGCCCCCAACGATGGCCGCCCAAGCTTTGCGCAGCTTGGTATGATAGCCGTGCTTGGCGTATTGGCTGCCATTGTAGCACCTCGCCAAGTCGTGCCAGTCGATCGGCATCTTGTTGGCTGCTCGCCGTGCTCTGGGGTTCGCTGCGAACCATTGCGCAACGAGGCGGTCGCTGATGCCTTCTGGGTCATCGTCGAAGGCTTCAAGGGCTGCGCCTGTGTCGTGGCCAAACAAGCCAAGCAGATGCACGCCCATGACTTGAAATAAGCCCCATGAGGTAGACTTGATCGCCGCCTCTGCGTCGAGGCTGGCAGCATGGTCGAAGGCCGCTCGGTCGGTCTCGCTGGCAACAGTCGACCAGATGAATCGGTCGCTTGTGTAGGGTATCTGCGCGGCTAGATCTGGCCTTAGCCTGACAAAGATATGCGGCTCGAAGCGCACAGCGTCCGCCTTGCCGTTGCTTTCGACTTTGCGGAAGGCTTCTAGCACAGCGCTGGGAATGCCTGCGTCAGTCGCTTCTTTCTTGCTGGGGGCTTTGAAGCCATCAGCCTTAGCGGCTGCCAGGGTGATCGGTCCAACGATGCCATCGCCGAAGACGCCGACCTGTTCTTGCCATTCCTTGGTTGCCTTGGCGACGCCGACGCCAAAGCGACCTGTTGCGCCGCAGTTGTAGAAGCCTTTACGCCGCAGAAACTTCTGCCACGCTTTGACCTCTTCGCCCTTGCTGCCAATCTTTAGCATCTGCCCCCCTATCGCAAAGCAACGCAGCGACGAACTAGGGCCGAGGCAAATCGCCTAGCCCGTCGCTGCGCGCCCACCGCCCCGCCGCGTGGCCCGGCACTCGAAGCTGGAGCGCCGCACGGCTGGGCGCATAGTGCGCTCTGCGGTTGCGCGTACTCTATGGTCTCGGCCGGCCTAGCGCAAGCGTTGCCTTGTCGATCCTCGAACGTGTCCAAAAAGGACCGTAGAGAGAGGATCGGGCGAAGGCATGCAAACGCCCCCCGCGTGCGCGCACGTGCGAGCGCGTCTCTATCTAAGCTTAAGTTAAGCTTAAGCAGTGCTTGGTTTTTGCTCTGGCTTGCTTCGGTTTCCTTTTTGGAAACAGCAAGCCAGGCAGTGCTTTTTTGTGCTGGCTTAAGCAGGGGTTGCGGGGTTCTTCGCAAGTTGCTGGTTTCGTTGTTTATTCTGGCTGCGTATTATTCTGCAACTAAACGCTTGCAATGGTTGCTGGTTCGTGTAGTTTATAAATGCGGGATGGCCCCCGCACCAACGCCGCAAGGCAGAAAGAGGCAACGATGCGTAGTACCGCTACTCTCGATCCTAACTCCTCCCCCTTAGCATTTTGCGCAGAGCTTGACCGCATCTGCGCTGCTCCGATTACTTCGGTAGAATCTGAGCGCCTTGCGGTGCTCGAAGCTAAAGCTCGCACGACCGGGCTAGCTGGCGCTGAGCGCCAAGAGTATATGCTGCTCCTGCGCTGTAAGCGTACCTACTAAACCCCAACGCCCTGCGCCGGGATGGGCTCCGGCAAGAAACGAGGCAAC